AACTTCCCTCACAGACCGTTTTGACATACTTATCATCCTTCATGTAATGAGCCAACATACGTAGCTCTAGTCCACTAGCATCACAGCCAACCAATACGTTACCTTCCTCAACAGTCCAGCACTGACGGCACTCAACGCCGTATCCTCCAGCTTGGCCCATAAGGATAGTTCCTTTGTCATCCTTCTTTACAGCAGGTACTTGAGCCATGTTAGGCTTCATGTGGGTCATACGGCCTGTCACAGCACCATTGGTGATAACTCTACCGTGTACTCGCCCATCATCAGCTACCACTTCCAACCAAGATTCAATCTGAGCAATACGTTTCTGTAGCATGAAGTACTCAGCAATCATTTGAGCTTCAGGCCACTTGAGTCCTTGCAACGTAGATTCATCGACGATCACTGAACCCTTCTCAGTCTTCTTAGTTGGCTTCCAACCTAGTCCGATGAGCTTATCAGCCACCTGTTGACGAGAGGCGGGATTAAACACTACCAATTCAGGCTTTAATGTCTTCCCTGTCTTCTCAGAGATACGCTCCTTCTCATAAGGTGGCCATGTCTCTTGCATCTTGTCGTTGATAGCACTCATCTTTCCCTTGAGTTCAGAGAGAAGGCAAGTAGCGTGAACTACATCGAGTTTGAATCCATTGGTTTCTTGCTTTTTGATGATAGCTGCTACTTGGTGCTCAAGAGTTACAGAATCATCTGAGAAACCTTTATCAACTGTTGTCCCCACCAAATGCAGAAACAAACGACTAAGAACGAAAACGTCGCGCCTGCAATACCAGTTAAGAAGATCTTCAATAGGATTATCAAAACATTCTCCTTCATATTCTTCCCTTCTGTTCATCATCCATTGCCACGTTGCTTTGTAGTCCAGCTTCTGAACTCCTAGCTCTTTTCCCCATGCGTCCAGAGAGTGTCCGTTCTCCTTCGTTGGCTCTAGTAACCTTGACACTACGAGTGTGTCGTACGCTTTCTTCAATCCAATCTTTGTCTTCCAGAGCTTGTTTAAGATCGGAAAGTCAAAGGATATTCCGTTGTGAGCCACGATCAACGTAGCGTCCTTTAAGTAGTCCCAAAGTCCTGTTGGAGCTTTCCATACTCTTACTTCTCCTGTGTCAATGTCCTGAGTTACGCACAAATGGATCGTATCGTGAGCCATGTTCGTCTCGATGTCCAGTGCAATTCTTTTCATTCTTTTCTTTCAATTTGGCTTCAATAACTTCTGCAATTTCTTGGAAGGAATACCAACCCATGATATGTTCAGTTGAATACCAAGCTTGTTTCTTTTCTTGTTCAGTTAAGTCTTGCCATGTCATTTGAGATTTAGGAACAAGCCTACCTGTGCAAATGCGTAACCAATCCAGATCATACCATTAGCGTACTCACCTTTGAGGCTCTGTAGCGTCCCAACAATAGCGTATCCGATACCTGTGCTACCTACGATTAACATTTCAACCATTACGAAGCTCCTGAAGTTTTGTTTCATACCAATGTGTTTCTTTACCTTTTTTAGCCCATCCATATCGTGTCATTAACACAGGATTGGAAAACATAGGGTGGTTTATAACTTTTGATTCTTGGACAGGTACATTATCTTCGAGGTCTTCAGCCATTTCACGAATCATGTATTTTTCCTCTTTAACATAGCTTCAACATCTTCCATCAACTGTCGAGCTTCAGGATCTGCAAGCGCTTCACAAGGGTCTGCGCTAACTAAACACTCATTACGTTCCTCATCTGTTAAACCTTTCCAGTTAGCTATTGGTTGAGCAGTGTAAAGAAGTGTTCCAACACGAGGCCAGTTATCTGTTAGTCCCTGTAGTCGAGGCCCTTCTACACCCCAATCAACTACCTTTGCAACAGGTCGATTAAGTTTATCAATCATGATTGATCTTCCTCGCTCGAATTATTTTAGCTGCATTTTTTAAAGCACTTCGTCCCTCAGGGATCCAGTAAAAATCACTATTCTCTGATAAATACAGATAATCGCATACTTCTGCACAAGCTTCACGTTCTAACAGAAGAGCCTCTTTAGCCCATTCGTGCGGCCCAGCATAAATCATACGCTCACGTTCTTCAGTTGCCACAATTTTAAAAAGATCAAACATCTGATGAAGTGTTAAAGAATAGTGAATTGAGCGTTTAGGTTTACTGGTTAATTCACATACCCGTAGCGATCTTGTAATCCGAATAACATCATCTTCTGTCATTTTACTTGCTCCTTATCCCATAAATACCCAAGATAGAACCCCGAGACAAATTCAAAGATTAAAAATAAAATCCAGTTTAAATGTTCAAAAAAGTCACGTTCAATCATAGTTCCTCCATAGTAACTTCAATCATTCTTCCGGTTTGCTGATCATACAAGAGACTTCCAGCAGGGCCAGTGGCGCCGTTATAACGATTCTTCGCGACAGCAACCTTTGTTGTATTCCTCACAACAGGATCATCACTCATGGAGTTACGTTCCAAGGTAATAACAGCATCAGACAACTGAGCAATAGCACCAGAGCCACGTAACTGAGATAGGGATACCGCCGAACCATCTTCATGTCCTTTGTCAGTGTTAGGTCGTTTAAGATGTGAGACGCAGATCAAAGTAATGCCTGTCTCTTGTACCAATGTACGTAGCCTTGTCATCAAGACATCAATAGACTTACGCTCATCATTCCCATCCATACCAGAGACAACGAGAGAGATGTGATCCAAAAACACAACACGACAATCACAAGCGCGGGCCATGTATCGAATGCGATTAAGCACGTTGTCAATAGCAAGGGAGCCGAAATGGTCAAAGAGAAACACACGATTAGTGCCCAGAGTAGCATCGAAGGCCTCCTTTAATTCTCGTTCGGTGACTTCAGTGTCTGGTAAATGCAGTTTTTTGTTTGCGTGCAGTGACATGATCGACCTTGCAGTCTTCCGCACTGATTCTTCAAGGAACATTCCTCCAATATTCCATTTTGTTGTTCGGAGAATTGTGAAAAGAATCTCTCTAAGAAATTGAGATTTTCCGAGACCGCTACCAGCCGTGACTGTAATAAGTTCAGCTGACCTAAGGCCATAGAGTAACTCGTTGAGTCCTTTGAAGGGATAGAAGGCTTCTGCGACTGGTTCAGGTGAAGATACGCTGTCCCAAAGTGTTGAGGCTTGGATGATCCCATCGGGTACATAACTCTCAGCTCTCCACCACTGGTTAACGTATTCAGCTCCTCGTCCGTTAATGAGGTAATCACAGGCATCTTTGCACTCCTTTAAATGTTTAACGATTTTAACCTTGTTTCCGAACAGTTCAGCAACTTCTTTAGCAGCCTTCTGTCCAACTTCATCAGCATCGAAGCAGATCACGATAGTCTCAAAGCTATCTAGGTACTCATACTGAGCCTTGCAGTCTTTAACAGCCGCTGAAGCCCCATTACGGATGCTCACAGTAGGCCACTTGCTGCCTGTCATCTGATAAGAAGCTAATGCGTCTAACTCACCTTCAACGATGGTGATGTACTTACCCTCTTTCTGAAACAAGTTTTGTCCAAAGAGTGTAGCTTTGTTGAAGTTCCCTGCAATGGAAAACGTCTTGTTCTCTACAGATCGAATCTTTTCAGCTACCTTAGCACCTGTTTCATCAAAATAAGGATAGTAGTGTTTACCATCTGCTTGAGTAACACCAAAGTATTCACAAGTATCCCGTGAGATACCTCGATCTACGATAGCCTTAACTTCTCCATGTTGTTTCATTTGAAATACCTTTGTATGTTGTTTTTGTACAACAGGTTCATGTTCATCGGCACTGCGTGTGTATGTATTGCAACTATGACAATACGAATGTCCATCATCATAGAGACTGTTGGCGTCTGAGCTACCACAATGGTCACACGATGTGTGCTTGATGAATTTAGAAGCAACTTTTAGATTCATTGTTAAGCCTTTCACAAATATCATCGTTCATCTCAAACACACGTAATCCTAAGAGCTTCCTACCATCATTGGTCTTAATCATAGAAGCCTTTTTACGATGGTATGCAGCACGTTTAAGCTCATTCTGTCTATCCATAGCCTCACGAGTATGAACCCTACGTTTAACTGTAAGACGTTCAGGTGCTACATACTCAAAAGGCCAGCATTCTTTGATGTGTACTGATTTATAAATCACATTGATTCTCCTATTTCTGCTGCTGCTCTTACGATTGCTCGGCGGGTTGCTGCGTATGGGTCGTTACCGTGAAGCATCTCATCCAAACCTTCGTGCCCGTTTGTTGCCGCCGTGAAAAAGTCTGTCACATTTACCAAAAGTTTCAACTTCACAGCCAGCCGCAACGCATCGCCATCGTCTGTTAGTGGGTTCCAAGCAAACCAATTCGCTTCTTTAAAAGACGCCATTGGTCTGTGCAAGTTCATTGCTGTGTATGAATCCCAATCCAAATTAAGTCCAGTCGCTTTAGCAGCTAGCTCTAACAATTCTTTGTCAGATGTAGTCATCATCAACTCCCTCACAAGGCTCTACACCTGTGCCGTGACACCTACGACAAGCAGCCCCATCGTAGTCACCTTCACCGCATCCACCGCACCATGTGCAAGTGTCATCGTATTCTTCATCAAAGTCTTCAATGTTATCTTCTTCAATCATAGCTTTATCCTTTCCGAAAATAGTATCCCATCCACGTTGGTAGGCTTTATTGTCCTCGTTACGTCTTACTGAACCCTTACCACCATCACTCATTGGTTTACTCATGTGTTCTTCTCCTTGAGTTTGGCTTCAACCAACTTTGCAACTTCGTGAGCGACTTCATCGGGTCGTTGACCAAACCATGCTTGGTCTTTGTTAACAATATTCATCCACTCAATATCCGTCAGCCCAACCCATGTTCGCTGTGGTGGGGTGATGTTCGCAAACGCGGCCTTGCACATACTCATGCACTTTGCCCAGCCTTCTGCATAACCATCCTCAAACAGCACAGGAGACTGCCCTTTACTTGGCGGCATGGTCGGCCACGCCACAGGCTCCAAATGCTCGCTAACGCTGCGCTGCTCTGGATCTTTGGGTTGTGTCAAGACTTTTTTAGCAAATTGCCGAACTTTTGAGCGTAATTCAAAATAACCATAATCCGTGTGGTGCATATTTGCCAAATCAAACGCCAGCTTCAATGCTTCTTCGGTACTCCGTACCTTTGTTTTTGTTGTGTTCATAGGTTTAATCCTTCCATATTCTCGTTTACGCCACCCTGACGTCATATCTTGACGTTATCCCATTTAGACAAGTCAGTTATGATGTCCGCTAGAACGGTCTCAGAGACACCTTTGTAGGCTTGGTAGCCTTGGGTATACCCTTTAAGACTTTCGAGCATCTGACAGGCTTCTAGCCCTTTGAGAGCACATTTATACGCATAGACTTGTTCAGGTTTAGACAAATCATATTCTAAGGTTAGTTTTCCACTCATTTTATTTCCTTTCAGTCATACGTGACTTCGTCACTTAAGAGACACCTTTATCAAAGTTAAGACAAAAACAAAGAGACTGATTACCATACTTCTTTTTCCTTCAAGGCAATAAGGTCTTTTAAGACAGGTTCCCATCCGTAAGTATGGATTAAATCTACGACATCCATCAATGTGTGATGGTAATGTGCTTCTTCTTGCATGATTAAAGTTAACTCTCTAATTGTTTGTTCGTTGTTAGACATAGAATCTTTCATGTTGTATCCCCTCTTTTACTTTAAAGTAGTTTTAAAGATAAACAATAAAGTATGGTATTTACTTTAATGTAGCTTTAATGACATAGAAGACTTTAAAGATCATTAGAGTTATCTTTAGAGTATTGCAAGAAGTGTGCCAAGTCTTCTACATCATCGTCAATGACGTCAAGATCGTCATCAATCTCATCAAGATCAGCCTCTGTGATTAAGTCTTTTCTGTCGATGGTGGGCACAAACGGCTTCACATCTTCAAAACAAACCTTGCACAAGTCAATAAACTGGAATGTGTTAGCGTTACGACGAGTAGATTCAAACTCAGTCAGTAAACGATCGCAGCAGCTACAATGCATTTTAAGTCTCCACCCTAGTCAGGGTATTGGTTGATGAAATTACAGGTCTTGGTGATCCTATAAAGGGCTTTCAGGGACATTCTTGAGTTGTTCTTCCGCGTACTTACGCTGTTGCTCGGGTGTCCAAGGCACAGGTGGGCACTGTGACGGAAAAGGCCATACATTGTTCATTAAGTCACTCCACTTCAATATCATCGACATAGGCATCTAAGCCCGGATTGTCTTTATTTACCTGTTTTGCTTGTTGCTCTGCATCATCTTTGTTTTGATGATAACTGACAATTTCATCATAATCGTACCCTGTTTGGTACTTAACTACATAAATCACCATAGTTCATGCTCCAAGATTAGATCAACACAGAATAGACAAATGAGAATCGTTATCATTTAGAGTCACCTCTAATTGTAGGGAATGAATCTAAAGGGTTTTTACCTTCAAAATAGGCGTCTTGCAAGGCCGTAGATGGCTCTTTCACCAATGAATCCTTGAATTCTTGGTAGGCATCAGGGTCATCCCAGTAAGACAACATCCTATGCTTATCCCATGCGTCATAGC